TGGTTGGTTATTTGGTAGGTAAAACTATTTATATTAAACTCAGATAGTTTAAGTTTAGGACAATGGAAAATAGAAATTTTACGGTTTGGCAACGATTAAGTAGAGCTTTGGGCCCTGACGCTTTGTTGAATCAAGATTTTCCTGTCTATAAGTTAGATAAGAAAGAACTTCTTAGAACAACTGACAAGGCAGAATATGAAAGAGAAAAACTTCAAGCCAAACAATCGTTTTATTTAGCCAATCAGTTTGCTAAGGTTGAGAATAATCTTTATACTCAAGCAATTTATTATGAGCCAAACAGATTAGCGTCCTACTACGATTACGAATCTATGGAGTATTGTATTCATGGTGATACTAAAATAGCAACACCTGATGGATTTATTACCATTAAAGAGCTCGCAGATAAAGGGCCAAACTACGAATTTATAACATACTCTTATGACCACAATTTAAAAAAGGTTGTGCCAGCAAAAGCAAGAAATGCTCACTACACAAGGGATGAAATGACATATAAAGTCACCTTTGATGATGGTTCATTTATAATTGCAACATGGGAACATCAATTAATGAAACGGGATGGTTCTTTTGAAAGAGTAATGAATTTACAAAAAGGAGATTCTATGATGCCCTTTTATCGTAAATCTTTTTTCAATAATGAAAAGTATAATTGGATTTATACTTGTAATTCTAGTGAAGGCCATAATGGCTGGATTTCCGAACATAATTTAATTGCACAGTGGTTTTACGACATTTCGATAGAAAAAGACGAAGAAGTTCATCATATTGATTTTGATGGTAAGAATAATCAACCAGAAAATCTTCAAATAATGAAAATTTCTGAACATAGGGCTTATCACGCAAAATTTAACAACGAAAAACTATGGTCCAATCCTAAGTTTAGGGAAAAAATGTCTGAGGTTGCAAAAAGAAAGGGTAAAATGTCTTGGGATGGTAAGCGTTCTGGTGTAAACAATCCATCGTATTTCACAATTGGTTTTGACAATATTATTGAAGCAGCTAGAGGTGAAAAAACTCTCAAAAAAACAGCAACAAAATTAAATGTTTCATATAGGAAAATACAAAGAGAGGTTGTTAATTCAGGATATTCTGATTGGCAAACATTTTTAGAAGCTTATGGTATCGAAAAGTCAAAATATTCCACAGCAAAATCAAAAGGTGATGTAATCAATTTAAATCACAAAATTGAATCTATTGAACCTTTTGGCATTATTCCTGTGTACGACTTAACAGTTCCTGGCTATAAGAATTTTGCCACAGACACTATTTTTTCACACAACACTCCAGAAATTTCTGCTGCGTTGGACATTTATGCCGAGGAATCTACTACACCCAATGAGGATGGTTTAATTCTTCAGGTTTATTCAGAGTCAAAAAGAATTAAGTCAGTATTAGTTGATTTATTCAATAACGCACTAGACATTAATACTAACCTTGCAATGTGGACAAGAAACACCTGTAAATATGGTGATAATTTTGTTTACATGAGATTAGACCCTGAAAAAGGTGTTATAGGTTGCCAGCAGTTGCCCAATATAGAAATCGAAAGATTTGAACAAGGGCTCGCAACTAGAAATTCATCAATCGGTGTCCCTCAAAATACGGATGACAAAGGATTGAGATTTACTTGGAAACCCCAAAACATGGAATTCCAACCATGGGAAATCGCACATTTTAGATTGCTTGGGGACGATAGAAAACTTCCTTATGGTACTTCTATGCTTGAAAAATCAAGAAGAATTTGGAAACAATTGTTGCTATCTGAGGATGCCATGTTAATTTATCGTACATCTCGTGCGCCAGAAAGAAGAATTTTTAAGGTTTATGTTGGAAACATGAATGATGATGATGTTGAAGCTTATGTACAACGTGTTGCCAACAAATTCAAAAGAGAACAAATTGTCGATTCGAAAACAGGTAATGTTGATATGCGATTCAATCAGATGGCTGTTGACCAGGATTATTTTATACCTGTAAGAGACCCAGCGCAACCTAGTCCTATTGATACTTTACCCGGTGCCCAAAATCTTTCTGAAATTGCGGACATTGAATATATCCAGAAAAAACTGGTAACCGCTCTACGTATTCCGAAGGCGTTTCTGGGATTTGAAGAAGTTGTTGGTGATGGTAAAAGTTTAGCTTTACAGGATATTCGTTTTGCCCGTACTATTAATCGAATTCAAAAATCGATGATTCAAGAATTAAATAAAATTGCCATAGTGCATTTATTTATTTTAGGATTCGAAGAAGAAATTTCTAATTTTACTTTGGGGCTCACAAACCCTTCGACACAGGCAGATTTGCTTAAAGTTGATATATGGAAGGAAAAGGTATTGCTTTATCGTGATTTGGTTTCTGACCCAGGAAATGGCATTCAACCAGCATCTTCTACATGGGCTAAAAAACACATTTTTAATTGGTCTGATGACGAAATTAAGACTGACCTCCTACAGCAAAGAATGGAAAGGGCAATTGGTGAAGAACTTAAAAATACCCCAACAGTAATTTCTAAAACTGGTATATTTGACCAGATTGATGCTTTATACGGCAACAAACCTGGAGAGGGAGCTCCAGCTGCTCCTCCAGGAGAAACTTCTGAACCTGCAGCTGCTTCATTAGGTGGGGGTGGGGGAAGTATTCCTGACTTAGGTGGTGCTTTAGGCGGAGAAGATTTTGGTGGTGGGGATACTGGTGGTATACCTGGAGTTCCCGAAACACCTGAGACACCAGCTCCCGAAGAAGCTGAAATAACCCCAGAATCAATAAGGGGTAAAGATTTAAATTTATTGATTGAATCTAATTTATATGGTAAAAAATATTTAAATTTAGGTGTTGGTCAGCAAAGTTTAGGTAAATTAAATGATGAATTAGATAAGTTATTAAATTCGTAATATTTATAAGAGATTAATTACGACCTCATGACTTTCGGACAAATTAAATCTATTATAGAAAAAAACCTAGTAGAGTCCTACAAGGACACCTCAACTTTCAAGCAAACATTGAAAGAATTTAGACATAATGTTTTATCAAACAAATCTTTTTCAAAAATATATTCAATTTACGATGACTTATCCAAACCACAAGGGTTGTCTGAAAATGATGCAAAAGAGTTTTTTGAAGAAGCGCTAAATGTTGTAAGACACTTATTGGAAATAACTCAGTTACCTAAAAATGGTGAAAAGGTTCATAATTTATATGAAAATATTGATAACTTAGTTTACTTTAATAAAGTAGATATTAGAGAACGATTGATTTCAAAAAAAGAGATTATAAGTAAGTTAATGGAATCAATAAAAAAACCTATTGATTCTCCTAAAATTCCTTTAAAGTCCATGGTTTCGATTGCTAATCAAACATTATCAAAATACATAGAAAATTTGGATGAAAATTCTAGAAAAGAAATTTTCCATATCATTGCATCCAATAATGTTGATTTGGAAACAGAATTTAACACTCTTAAAGAGTCTGCTATGAACAAATTACAACTTCTTTCAGAAAAAGAAGGTGATGAAGAACTTAAAGGAAAAATTTCCGAAACAATCGGAAAAATTGGTAATGAAAAGTACAGTCAAATTAGTTATGTCAAACTAAAGAATTTGGAAAAATCTATTCTACTTGATTCCTAATTTGTTGAACATAGACCGCTTTGGTTATCTTGTTTCTTTTTAATACAGATTTTTTTACAAATTCTTTTTTGGCGTTTAACAACTGATTTTGTCTAGTTTTAATAACTTTTGACTTCAGTATCTTAAGCGCTTTTTCGATATTCTTATCTACTTCAACTATTAACATATTCTAGAAATATTTGGAATTGTTAAAAAGTTTCTTATTCTTTGAATATAAATAATCTATTTTCAACTTTAATATTAATGAAGAAAGGTAAGACGGTAAAATTAAATCAATATGAATCTTTAAAAACATCATTTGGTACCGTGGATTCTAAAAACCTAAAGTCGATGTACATAAACATCCAAACGTGGGTTTGTCCAAAGAAAGAAAGCGAAAATTGGCAACGAGTTGTTGCAAATTTGTCTCGAGACATAAAACATTCAGTTTATAACAGTATTAATCGAGAAATATTTTCAGAAAAATTTATAGTTGACTTAGACCTGAGAACTAGTGGTATTCAACTTAATAAAAAATCATTTATGAATCTTGAAATTAATCTTTATACTAAAATAGAATTGGATTTCAAAGGGTCGCAACTAAAAGAGCTAATTCGTAAAATTATCAAAGAAATTTACAAGGATTGTATTATAAGAAATGAATATTTTACGTTTAGTTCCAGTAAAGAAAAACTAAAAATAAAAACTACGCTATAATAGAATATTTATCTTTAAAAGATATAATGAAAGATTTACCAGTTTTGGGTCCTAAAGATAGTGGCAGAGGCATTCTAGTAGAAATGGATGCTGGATACGTATCACCAAGAGACCCTTTGAATGAAGCCATTCTCAGGGAAACCAAAGAAATTGACTATAGAAATCCATTTGAATTTTTTGCTGTACTACAGAAATACGGTGTTCCAAACAGAAACGGTAGAGTGTATCCGGAAAAAATTTTAAAAAGAGAAGCTGAAAGGTATAAAACAGCTATTAAAAAAGGATTATCAACTTCAGAGTTGAACCATCCAGAATCTTCTTTAATTGATTTGGACCGAGTTTCACATATAATTACCGACGTTTGGTGGGATGGAAATATTTTAATGGGTAAATTAAAATTGTTAACATCACCAGGATTTCATGAAAGTGGTATAGTTTCTACTAAGGGTGATATCGCGGCTAATTTAATGCGTCAGGGAGTGACTATGGGTGTGTCGTCGAGAGGTGTTGGTTCGCTAGCAAAAAAAGGTGACCAAAATGAAGTTCAAGAAGATTTTGAATTGATTTGCTTTGACTTAGTTTCCTCACCATCAACTCCAGGTGCATACCTTTTTGGTAGTCCTGAGGAAAGAAGTATGTATGAAGAAAATCTAGAAGAAGAAAAAAAACAAAAAATTTCTGACTCTGGAATGGGTAAGTCAGTTGATTTAATGAAAAAATTAACCGATTATTTGAATCGTTAATTTATTTATTATGGAAGAAAAATTCTTTATTGCAAAAATCGTTTATGATTTGCCGGATGAAAACTCTGGACGTGTTAAAAAAATCAGAGAAGAAAAACTCGTTAATGGGTTTTCGGTGACTGATGTCGAAGCTAAAGTAACTAAAAAATACACTGGTTTCCAACACGATTGGCGAATTATCTCGGTAGTGGAAAGTAAAATTGATGAAGTGATTGATTGATTTTTAAAGGTGGGGTAACCCACCTTTTTTTATTTCCGTTCGTACCTTTTTTAATAAAAAGGGGTACAAACGGATTTTTTTATTTTATTAACTATTTATTAGGAAAACAATTTACATGCAAGAAACTAAAAATTTAGTTGAAGAGGCACTCATTCAAATGAAAAATGTTGAGGAGGTAATTGCCGAAAACGCAAAAGGAATACTTGCTTCTACTATGAAGGAAGAAATCAGTCAATTAGTAAAGGAATCTCTTTCTGAACAAGAAGAGGATGAGGTTGAAATGGATATGGAGTTGGAAATGCCCGATATGGACATGGAAGATGACATGGATAATATGGAGGACGAAT